ACATTGATTCCAGATACGACTGGTTGTGTTTGCATGATAAACTCATCATATCCAGATGCCAAGTTATGTCCTTCAACCAAGCCATTTAAAAATTCTGGGTCTTGATAATAATAGTTAACACTTCTGTTATTTAAAACTTTCTCTGATGCATAGATTTCTCTAACATATCCTATTAATGGATTAGAAACCAATGATGGGTAATTTAGTGCATCATGCCATTCCCCATCAATCCAGTTTGGTGGAAGAACTGTAGGATTATTTGACATAAATACACCAAACTTTGTATCTGTACCCTTACCGTACTCAGTTAGTATTATTTTTTTACGTAAACCTGTAATAGTATTAATCTCTGTACTGGTCCAAATGCTATCTGCAGAATATGTCTGCCATCCACTAACCTCAAAATTATTTAAAAATACTGAAAAAGTATGACCATTTGGAGAGTCTGGAGTTCCTTCGCCATCTATATCATAATTATATTGTTCCATAGCAATTCTTAAATGAAATGCCTCATGTGGGTCTACATACAGTAGATACGCATCTGATCCATCTTTTCTTTGTGGGTTTGGATTTTTTACCCATAGTTTTTCAAAATTGCTCATCACAGAATTTACAATACCTGATACATTCGTGTAAGCTATAGGAGTCAGATTTGGACTTCCAGCATCCTGCTTTGAAAAAATTAAAGCATGCATATAATCAGCAGCTGGTGTATTTGGTGGATTGTATCTTACAAGTTCTACAAAGTATGTTTCTGATGTATCAGACTCATTCATATTAAAGAAGATTCCTCCAGAACAAAGCTCTACAGGTCGATTTACATCAATTGGCATATAGAATTTACCTGAATATGTATTAAAGTAGTTATCTGTTGCTGAAGAGTAAATCATTACCCTGTCTTCTGTACCAGGAGTTACTTCAACATAGTAGTATGGCTCATAATTAACCTCTGTTACAACAGATGCATGAGAACTATTAGAAAGGACTCCAGAAGTATAATCTTTAGCGTATATATTTTTCTTTGAATTGAATCCCGAGCTAAAAGTTCCAGATATAAGTTCATGGCTTGATATTTTAGTTCCAAACATTCCTCTTTGAACATTAGTAATCACCCCTTGAGGATCAATAGTAATGTCATAACCTGTTGCTTTTTCAAATCTTCCCGCAGTCCAACCACTTTGCATAGTATCTGATGTTGGAGTAATAACTGTAAATGTTCCAGTTCCTACGCTTTGTACTATATAAGATCCATTAAGTGTTTCTGGCTTCATTCCACGAATTGTTACGGAGTCATTTACTTTTACTGATGCTATTGGATTCTTAACATCTGCAGTTGGAGTAGTTGAGTATGAATATGTCGCATAATTAAATCCATTATTTTGAGTTTGAGATACTCCAGAAACAATTCCTACATTCTCTACAAGGCCAATCTTTTTTTCTTTAATAAACTGATTAATTGCAGCGCCAAGTTCAATATCATTTTTTACTGAGACTTCAGAATATACTCCTGAGTCAGATGTTTTTGATATCTTGTACTTTTTGTAAACAAATGATACAACTTCATTTTCAATAGCAGCGTATCCATTTGTTGACAAATTAAAGGTATGGAAAATATCAAGTAAGTCAGACTTATGTAGTGTAAACTTATGATCTGACTCTGCCATATCATTAATAAGGTAATTTAATCCTAATGAATCTAGGCTTTGCTGTTCCCAAACAACATCATTGCTTGTTGTGTATATATATGAAGGACCATTCTTAATCTGTGGGTCTAAGATATTTTGCAATGCAAGAGATTGCTTAATTCTTGGTGGTGTATATCTTAATGATAGTTTTCCTGGCTTTGACTTATTCACTATAGTATACCCACCAGAAATAACATCGGAATCATTAAGAGTTATATCTTCAGAGACTGATGCCTTTTGCATAATGTTGGTCAAACTAATAAATCTCATAATTCCAAAATTATCTATATATGCAGCAATTTGGTATGGAAGGAATAGCTGATTTAACGCTTCTGCTAAAGTTGTATCTTTAGAATTACAGTAATAATAGCTAATACTTACTGGAGTATGTGCATCCATGCATGCTGAATAAAGTGAGTCTATATCATAGTCAGTAAAACCACTTAGATCTAAAATATTTGTAATTGTTTCAAATGCACTCTTGAATTGTGAAACGTAGTCTGATGCTGGCAAATTCTGGAGGTATCTAGTAATGTCAAAACATTGAACAACTACCCTATCGATATCATCTTGTTGCCAAGAATCTGAATAAAATATGCCACCTGGAATAACTGTATTAGATATCGTCTCACCTGCTGATGCCCAGTTTGCATAACTAATTAATTTATAATTAACATAAAACTTTACATTTTTTCTAAATAGACCTTTAAGTTGTGTAGAAGAATAATTGCTAATGTTAGAAAATACTGGTACTGGACTAGATATATCTCCAAACGGCAAACCGCTGAAAGTAATTGATGCATCATCTGTGACTAGGGATGATATTGGCATTGCTGTATCTTTTGAGTCTAATGTTTTATTTGTTGATAAATCAAGAACAAGATTGCTTAGATCTAATTCTAACCTTGGAGACACCTCAATTAACTGCATACTATATGAATCTTGAATAACATTTACATTGTTCATGTCAAATTCAGAACGTGGTGCACTATCTGTTTTTGTAATTGTAATTTTTTTAACATTAATAAAATCAGTTACAGAACCACTGTCATTAATAGTAGGCATAGCAGATGATGACCATCTATTGGTTGAAGCTACATCTCCAACTAAGTAGAAAGTTAAAACTCCATTATTATCTGGTGTACCTATTGCTTCAATAATAGTATTATCTGATTTAGTAATAGAAATAGAAATGTCTGGTATACCCAAAAATACATTAAATTTTAAGACCAATTTATTCATCATAATTGGAATATTATATATAGCCGAAATAGAATCATCCATAGAGTTACTTGAAACATAATATTTATAAGATGATATGTCTGTTAGTAGGCTACTTTTATAAACAGGTTGTTCTGATGCTAAAGGTAAAAAGTTTGGAGTAGATATAACAGGACTTACTGGCATACTGAATGCAGTAGAATATCCATTTAAAATACTTGAATTGTTTATTTTTCTATATGTACTTGTAAATGGAGCTCCACCAGATCCTAATGCATAACCATTATTTCCTGTACAGATATAGGATTCACCAGGTCTAAATGAAGAAAATACGGAGTCTGTTGGCCAAGTTGTTCCATACTGATAATCAAAAAATGTTGTTTCTTGTACTTGTGGAGTTGTAAAATATAAATACCCGCTTGCGGATGCTTCCGCCAACGGTGAATATGTCATATTGTAAACAAAAGAAGTAATCTCAGAAATAGAACCTATATATGATTCAATCTTTGTCCATGTAAAAGAATTAATTTCAGCACTACTTGATCCAGAAGATCCACTATCGCCTTTTAGATCTATATTTAATAAAACTGGCTTATCTAAATCTGTAGTTACATATGTAACAACCTTAAAGGCTTGGTTACCGTTATTTTGAAATATTGGTGATTGGGATGGCGTCATTGTAAAAGAAGCCGTACTAACTTCTCCATTTACTGAACTAATTGCTTTTTTTGATGATGATAGACCTTGAAATGTTTTTGTAGATGATGTAATACCAGAGCCAGCAACTACAGCTACGGGGTTTTTGGCATTGCCAGCTACAGTATAAGCTGGTGGGTTAAAGATATTTTGATTCCACTCCGCTGAAACCATGGGAACCATGGTAATTGAATCTGAGTCAGTGAAGATAGATGAATTTACATTTGATAACATTAAATCTCCGTAAACTCAACATTCATTGTAACGTAGTCGCAATCTGTTGTTCTATGAATAATTGTATTATTAAAATCTGTCATAAAGACCCGATAGATTTGATATGTATTTTGTGATGTTTTAAATGTAGAATCTAACGGGGCTGTTTGTGAATTCGCTGGATCATCAAGAGATGAACTTGTTACTTTAACATAAATAGGAACACCAGCGCTTGAAGAATAAAATGAATCTAACCATGCACCGCCCTTAAATCCATCTACTGTTAACTCTGTTTTAGTAGGAACATATGACCAGTTTGTAGAAATCTTATGTTTTTTAGCCGTAATAAATTTACGCATGCGACCATTTGCCATGCGCTGTTCATTTTGAATTAAATCTGGTGTTACGTTAATCTCTTTACGATTATGATCTGTCAACTTATGCCAAGTAGTACCATCGATGGATACTGCAATACCCGTATTAATTGCATATGCCATTATCCACCAACCTTATTTGTTTTATTACCACGAGAAGCCATAACATTAAGCTTCTTAATAACTTGATCAGCAATCTCGTTAGGATTATTATTGCCACCATTAATTGTCATTGTAACATTATACACTGAACCACTGTTTGTTGCAGAGTCACTTACGCCAACCTTGCTATTATTAACAGCATTCATAAATGATGTTCCATATGTTCTTACAGCAGCCTCACGCATTACATATTCACCGTTTGAAAGATTAATCATTCCTCCAGAAGCATACCCGACTCTTGCCTTAATAGAATCAGACATTGCAGTTCCTGGACCACGGACCAAACCACCAAAAGCCAGTCCAGATTTTGCCTTCAATAAAGCCTTTTCAGCTGCAGTTACCTTTTCACCAGCTGTCAATCCAGAGATTCTATTTTCGAGTTCTGTAATTTTTTTATCTAGCTGAAGATTTCTAGTCTCTGTATTAAACTGAGCAGTAGTATGGTATTGCTGTTGTTGAAGCATTGCTGCCTGAATATAATTACCTTGAGCTTTTGCCTGTAGAGCACTTTGCTGTAAATCTGTAAGCTTTTGTTGGTAATCATATTGACGCATAAGTTCATCGTTGGTTTGCTTGATTATATCTCTCTTTGTCTTAAGAGCATCCAATTCTTTCTTTAGTCTGGCAATTGTTAATTTTGCTTCTTTAGAAAGGACATCAGTTGTTCCAGTACCAGTACCGCCACCAGTTCCACCAGTGCCGTTTTCTTGTTGTGTCATTTTAGCAATTTGCTTTTGGAAATCTAGTCCATCCTTCATAGCTTTTTGAAGTTGAGCTTGAGCTCTACCAATAGTTTTGGGATCGTATTTATCTGGGTTATTTAATACCTTTAGAACAGAACTATCAAGAGATAATGTGCCATATGATAAGGCAAGGAAAGCAGCAAGCTGATCCCTAGCTGATTTGATTCCACTAGTTGCTTTAATTGCATCTGGACCTAATTTAGCAAACATCTCTCTAATCAATGATAGTTGTACAGCCTTTGGCATTGACTGAATCTGTGTATTTAAAATGCTAATTTGCTTATTAAATGATGTTGCATCGATTGTTCCATTTTGTAGTTGACCAATTAATCCTTGATAAACTCCAAACATTGATGCTGCTGCACCCTTCATTAATGCTTTTTGTGATTTAGTCCACTCTGTAATAACCTTTATAAGTGGTGCTGATCTTGGACCAGTATATTCAACGAGAGTCTTTTTCATACCCTTTCCAAAAGTTTCTGAAAACTTTCTAGAGATATTGGTAGCTTGACCTTGAATATTTTTTTCATTTACTACACCAATATTTTTAAAATCAAGAGTAATATCAGTTTTACCTGATTCAATTTGAAGAGCTTGAATAATTGTTTTGATTTGATCTTGTGCAAATCCACGTGCATTTAATTGAATACCCATAGATTCAAGAATCATTTTTGCATTTGAGCTATTGGTTTTCTTTAATGCAGAAATATCTTTTCCAAAATCCTTTTTAAATCCAGAATTGGCACGAAGTTCATCTACTCTAGATCTTTGTTGTTTAGACATTGCAACTGGTGCAGATCCAAGACTTTCATATGGAAGCTTTGTTGGTGCTACACCAAAAAAATCTCCTAGTGTTTTTAGTTTATTTCCAGATACGACTGCAGCGTTGCCTAGGCCCTCTATAGCCTGTCTTTCTTTATCACGAAAAACATTAACTAGTTTAATGATTCCATACGTAGCTAGTAGTCCACCTGCAACTAGCTTTAAAGGCCCTGGAAGAAGCTTTAGAGCCTGGACAAGGAAGCCAACGGTAGAAAGTTGTCCTGCAACCTCTCCAGCCTTTCCTGGAAGCATTGAGCCCATCATAAGTGCTGATGACAGCCCAAATCCAACCTTAGGGTTTGATAATTTGCCCATTGCAGTTCCAGCAATACCTCTCATGCGAGAAAGCATTGAAACCTTTGGAGAAACTCCTCCAGCAACAATTCCTCTCTTAGCAAGCTTTCTTTCATGTCTAGCGATTGACTTATCAATTGCTTTTTGTTCTGCATCTGTGTATGCACGAGCATCGTCAGCACCATCTTTAGGAGCTAACCTATGTGGACTCTTTCGATCACGACTAATTACATATGGGTCTTTAACAACTTGCTTAACACCTGCATTATGAGCTTCTCCAACTTTGATACCTAAAACCTTTGCTGCTCTTACTACTGCTGAAGATCTCTTTGGATCACTTAGCAGATGTTCAATGTCAACCATTTTTGGCTTAAATACATGCCCCATCTGTAAATCAGCCCCAGATGTTTTTGTCATTCTTCCAAATAGATCTTTTGCTGCTGGACGAATATTAGTATATGAGGTTGTTCCAAATAATTTAGATAGGAATGCTCCTTGTCTAGCTCTTTCTGGTACAGTGCCTCCTGCTTTTCGTGGAGCAGTTGGAATTGTTGCATAAGTATCTTCATCAAGCCCAAAAGTTTTTCTTAATACACCACGGTCTGCATCTGATTTAATTTGATTAACACTAGCCTCAACAGACTTTCCAGCAGATGTCCATGCCTTAGCAAATCTTTCATCTGTGTTTTGAATGTCTGAAAAAGTTGTTTCAAACTCAGAGTTTAATTTATCAACAAACTGTTGTGTTAGTCCTGAGAATTCATTAAAAATTTGATCAAAGTCACCCTTACCAACTCTACTTCGTGTTGGTGCCATACCTCTTGCTTCACCAATTCTTAGAGCTAGTGGAGATAATACATTTGCTAATCCAGTTTTACCGCCTTGGTGTCCAATGTTTTCAGCAGCAGTTTGTAATCTCAAAGCAAATTCTGGGAACATAGGAAGCATTCCTCCTGCAAAACCAGGAATATTTCCAGCTACAAGTCCAGCAGTTAGATGTGGATACTTTCGTACATTCTTTGCTGGAATAACTGCTTCACCATTTGAAAGCATTGCTGGTACGCTATCTGATGTTCCATTACCTGGACCAACAACCACACCACCTGTTGCCATCTTTTTTCTCTTAAAGCCTGGAAGCATCATGCCAGGGTTATTCATTGCAAATGTTTCGCTAGCTCTTGTTGCTGCTTGATATGCTGAAATGAGTTGACGTAATGCATTCTTTTCCACATTAAATGTTTGTGTTAAAGTAGCATGAGACTGGTTGAGTGAGTGAGCTGCAGCTGCTGCATCAAGTTGCTCACTATTTAAATAACGTGTTTGCTCTCCAAGAACCTGTGATTGTCCAGTTAGTCTTAAATATCCATTGCGTAATGTTAGGAAAAGTTTAATAATATTAGCAATACCATTGGCTAAAAGACCAAATGCCATAAGAACAATTGGACCGATGCCTGCAACACCAACAGTCATAATTGTGATAAATTTCTTTACTCCGTCAGACAGTCCGTTAAATTTATCAAGAATTCCAGAAACAAAGTCAATAATTGGTGTAACGGCTCTTAAGAATGTTTCTCCAACTGGAACAAGTGCAAGTTTTAAATCTTCTACAGACTTCTTAAACTTATTCATTGCAGAATCAGCTGTAATACCTAATTCTTGTTGTGATAGATTGGCAAGATCAGTAGCTGACGCATTTGCCAAATCCATAACTCTTGCTGCCTGTGTTCCACTCTTGGTTACGTTCTGGAATAATGTTGAAATACGTGCAAACTGGAATTTACCAAACATTTGCTCAATCGCTCTTGCTCTTGCTAGTGGATCTAACTTATCAAGTGCTTTTGCAAACTCTACAACTGTTGCACGAAGATTGCCTTTATTTTGAGTTACAATATTCCTAATATTAATACCCATTGATGCAAGCATTGCAGAAGCTTTTGCGCTAGGATTAATTAAAGATGCAAGACCAGACTTGAGTGCGTTAGCACCTTCTGATGCATTAACTCCACCTTCCTTCATTGCTGTTAGGAAGAATGCAAGATCTTTTACATTACCACCAAGTTGCTTAATAACTGGAGCAACTTTTGGAATAGCAGTAGTAATATCGTCAAGAGATGTTACAGTTTGGTTTTCTACTGCGTTAAGGAAGTCAATATTACCTGCAAGATCTGCTGAAGAAATACCAAAAGCATTCTGAAGTGAAATAGTTGTTTGTAGTGCTTGCTGAGCATCAATTTGTCCAAGAACAGATAGTCGTGTTGCTTCTGTTGTCTGTCTTTGTAAATCCAATCCTTGGAAACCTGCTGCTGCAGCATCTGCTGCAAGTCCTACTGTTTGAGACACAGCAATACCGTACTTAGTAAACTGCTTACCTAATTCTTTAATACTATCTAGTTGCTGTTGTGTTTCAGATTGTGTAGTAAATAAATCTCCGTAAACCTTTTTAAACTTTAAAGCCTGTGTTTCCATGTCCATAAATGTTTTTGTAGCCATAGAGCCAACAGATAGAAGCGGTAGAGAAAAACCAACCATAAGTTGGCGACCAGCCCACTGTGTATTTTTACCAAAGTTCAATAAATTTGTTGAACCCTGCTTCATTAATTGATTAAAGATCGCCTGTCTTTGTGCAGCTATTTGTGTTTGTGTAGATAAACTTGATAGGTCTAAATGATCTGGAATAACTGCAATAGCTTTCATTGCTCCAGCGGAATCTCTACCGAGTTTTATATACTGAGTTTGTAGTTTTCTTACACGGTCTTCAGCAACTTTTTGGATTGTATCAAATTCAGACTTGAATACTTTACCAAATGATTTAGTGGATGCGCCTGCGTACCTAAAGTACTCACGCATTGAAAACTTGTTCTTTTCAAGTGATGTTGTAAAAGATTCTGCAGTTGTTTTTACTGTACGAAGCTCTGCAGAAAAAGCTCCAATAGAATTAATGCTACTAAGAAGATTTTTCTGTAGAGACTTCTGTGCAAGTGCTGCAGCCTCACTAGACTTAGCTATAGAAGAATGAAACTTCGATATCTGAGACTGTAGGTTCTTAAGTTGACTGAGGGCATTAGACGTATTAATATTAACGTCAATATTAGCGTTTACATCAGCCACTTACTCACCTCTTTTAAGTTTTACTAAGCATTTAGTTCAAAATTTGGAAGTCCAGCAAAGCTTGTTCCTGCTGCAACTTCTACAATTTTATAAACTGTTGGAAGATCAACGATATCTTCTAATTCTGCGAGTTCGCCAGAGAATTCTGGTTTATATTGCTTCAACGCAATAACTACGCAAGCCATTAGAATGTCCATTGACTTATCATTATCATCTGCCACCTCTGCCACCTCATCAAACTTCTTCAAAAATTCACGAAGAAGAGAGATCTTTAAAGGACGAAGCTTTAGCTCAGTACCATCCATGAGCTTAATTGTTTCTTCCTTGTACTCGGTTGTTGCCATCTATACCCTCCTAGATATTAAGTTAATTATATCATAATCAAATCTAATTTCTTAGATCTTCATAGTCTAATCCCATGCCAATACCAAATCCAGCATTGACAGCATTTTGTCCTTGCAAAGCAACAATATCGTTTGAATCCGATGTTTGTCCTTGGCTAAACACTCTTGCCTTAAGGTCTTCCCATTCCTTCTGACCCTTTTCTTCTCCAGCCTCTTCATCTAGGTCTACACCTTGAATTGCTGCTAGAAACTTATTTTGAGCATATTCAGATTCTCTTTTTGCTTCTAATGTTGCTACTAACTCTGGCAAAGAAAGAGATGTTTCTAAGTCTTCATAATCTTTCCATATACCAAGCAAAAATAATTCTGCTTCAAGCTTTGCTAAATCAAGTGTTTCCCAGGTAGAACCACTTTCTTCTGCCTGCTGTTTAACTGGCTCCTCAGACTTTTGATTAATAATAATATTAGCAGATAGATCAAGAATTTCATTAATCATAGGCATATTCATCATATTTTCTACATCTTCCTGAGTATATTTCTTCCCTGGAAAATATTGCTGTAATGCAATTGCAACACAGTCGGTTAGAACAGATATTGATTGTGTATCATTTGAGGCATCGTGAATTTTACTGAATACCTCCATAAACTCTCTAAGATATTTTAACTTTAACGGAGTTATGTAGGCCTCAGATCCATCTAAAAATCTTATTGTTTTGCTTTTATAGATTGACGTAGGCATAGATATCCATTCTATCATAAAACAACAAAGCCCACTACCAAAAAGGTAATGGGCTCGTCGTCTATATTAAATTATGAAGCTGGTGTAAAAGTACGATCTACGATCTTACCATATGAACCAGATGTGTCTT